CATCGGTAGACGCGCCAGGATTAGCTGCTGCTTGAAGTTCCAACATCTTCATCATTGCATTTTTGTCCCCGTGGAAGTAAGGGTGTTTCTGGTTGCCCATTATCTCTTGAATTTTAGCGTTAGCTTCATCAGGTGTCATGCGACCTTGTTCTGAGGCATCATTGTTAGCAAGGTTAGTGCCCTCACCTTGACCGATGGCTTCCGATATGCCGTATATCCATTGCAGTACATCAGCAGGTAGGTTTTTTTCCTTCATCGCTTCAATCATGTATTCTGGTGCACCGGTTTTTTGGGCGATTAGTAAAGCTTGGTTCATGCGCTCATCAGTGGCCAGCCCCCATTCTTTATAGAGTCCCTCCAGTCCTTCTTCTTGCGCTTTTGTCGCTGCTTCAGATTCGGCTACGTCCTGAGCCAGTATTTCAGTGATTTGAGCCTTAAACTGGTCTTTTGACAGTCCGGCCTTGTGCGCTATTTCCTGAAATGCGGTTACTCGGTCAGAATTAATATCAGTTCCATCGGCATCAGGGCTACCGTAGTCTTTCGCTTCGGCAGGCATTCCCATTGTGCGATAGAATTCTCGTGTTTGTTCAGGAGAATCTAGGTCAGGCTTAAGCATGACGTTAGGGACTTTATCTAACAGCTTGTTTACAAATTCTGTGCGCTGCTCATCCCCGGCATCTTCACCTGGTATTCTGATTGATGCCCCTTGGTAGGATACTAGTTCAGTATAAGACTTTGCTAACGCAGGGATATCGCTAAAATTAGCAAGTGATGCACTACCTTTTAGGTCTTCCGGTAATGAATCTCTCCAATTTGCGACAACTGAACCTTCTGAGCCTTCTGAGCCTTCTGCGGCTTCTTCTTTGAGTTTATATTTAAGTTTATACACGGCATTTACCCTCTATTTTTGATCGCGGCGTTTAACTCCCGGAAACATTCCAGGATTCGCTTTCATTAGTTTTTCCATTGCTACCTCTGATGCTGTCTTTGGTTTTCTCTTTGTTTTCTTTGGCATGCTATTCTACCGTGAATTCTATTTGATCGATAATGTAACGCACTAAGTCACGCCTTGCCGACTGATTTTGAGTTACTATTGGGTCATTGTGGCAAATTTGACTAATATCATAAAATTTTTCACGGAGTAATTCGAGACATTTTTGACCGTCTTTTGTCCCGAAGGTGTCTTTCCAGATAACAGCCTCTTTTAATTCCTGTAGTCTAAAATCTTCCAGAGTTTGTTGTGATTGTTTTTCTCTGCGTGTTTTACTGTCCAAGTCCGGCCTCCATTAATGCTTTTTCGCCTTTGCCTTGAGATTCTTTTGCCTCACCCTCGGCTCGTGCATTTTCATTGTCTAGCATTGCTTTTTGTTGTGCTTGTCGATCTTCTCTTACTACCTTAACATCATCTTTTGATTTTAAGTATTTAGCTGGTAATCCTGATAATTTTGCGGTATCTCGCGCCATTAGGTCGAAATCAATAATATCAAGCACTTCTGGAGCCACTTCTTGCAATGCCATTGTATTTCCTATCCACATATTGGTTGCCTGTACTACTTCCATTCTTTGAGCCCTTGGCAGTGGTCCGGTGTACTCAACATCCAGTTCACCTTGTAGGTCAACCACTATTTGAGGCATCACCGGCAATTGGCCCGCTCTCAGTAGGATTTTGAAGGTTCGATTAATTAATGGGTCAAGGTAGTCCGCCTGTAATCTTCCTAGAGTTGGACCTAATAGACGTTGGCATTAACTCGTACCTAACTTGGACTTCGGTTGCAGTCATTGCCGGGGATTCTTTCATCTGTAATTGGTCGATACGGAAAGCGCGATTAATAGCAGATTGTAATCTGTCAATTCTTAGCTCACCAACATCAAAGCGGGCGCGAGACTCGTACGGCTTCATGCCTTCAATGTCTTTAACGACTACCAGGCCACCCCGATTTAAATCAAGGTCGCTCATCATATTACGAGCCGTTACCAGTGTTACAGGATCAATTACTTTACCGATGGCTTCTAAAGTGCCTTCGGTTAATTCATTTAAGGTTAAAATATCGGATAAACAGATATGCGCTGGAGAATATCCCCATTGAGACCCGGAAGTCTTGCGCCATCGGCCTATGAAAGCAGGGTTTTCATAATAACCGCCTTCATCACCTAAATCGTCACCCGTTTCATGCAGCACCCACCTAAACCCGAAGGGTCTTTCTTTTGCTGCCAGTGGTTTTACAGAACCTGCATTTTTAGATTTAAGGGGTCGGTCAAAAACACAAAACACAACTTTATGCCTAATGCTGTTTGAATCCGGGTTGTTTAGCTGGCTTTTTATTCTTTCGGGTACTTTGTCGCCAAATTTATCGATTATTTGTAATGGTGTCCAGGCATATTGACGGTAAAATCGTTTAACCTGATTTTTGTGATCCATTTCAAAATAACAGTCACGAACCGGCGCTGATTGAAAGTCGAGTCCCTTCCAGTTATGAGGGTCTTCTGATTCCGCTTCCTCTGTTAATATAGCTGTCCCGAACGAGGTTAAATCAAGATAAAACTCAGATGATTCAAGATTAAAATTGGAATCTATTAATGCCTGAAAGATGATGTTTTCACATGCTTCAATCCAGACCATTGCGGAGCGGTCAGTGTTTAGCTTATCTTGACGAAAAGCCATTGAGAACCATTTGGTGGAGGGTGATGTCAAAGACCCTTGTAACGATGAGCTTAAAACTTCGTTAGCATCAACGGCTGTTTGATCGAATATCTCACGTCTGCGCCAGTCGACCTCTTGCTCATTCATCATCGGTCTGAAAAATTCACCTCGATGAGGTACTACAAACCGCTCAATAATCTGCAAAGTATCATCTAACGTTTTACGCTGTGACACTAATGAGTCAAATCTAGCCTTAATCTCTTTTGATTTCATACCTTTTCCTTATTTTCATTAAGGTTAGCGTTGTCTTCGCGCCATGTCTAGTGCAGCACTACGATTAGGCTGCATAGCACTGTGAGTTTTAATTACTCTGAAATTTCCTAGACCCGTTCGATTGTAACTATCAGGCCAGGCAATGGCCATATAACGGAAAGCATCCGCAGGGTCAGCAGCCCAATCATGAAGCGGTCTGTCCATCCAGGTTTGTAATTTTGTATTGTATTCACGGCGATAAGACCGGAGCCCTTCGAGCCCCTTTAGAACATCCGGGTTATTATCAAAACAACACCGAGGGAAAAAACGCCTTGAAGCATCTATCCCTTGGGCTCGTGTTAAATCCGGGGTTATTTCAATTTCGAAATTCAATTCTCGCGCCACCGACACGGCTGAACCACCATCTTTCCATGCTCTTTTCTTGAAATCGTGCGGCATTGAGTGAACGCCGTAGGTGTATCCTTTATTCTTGAGTTCCGATATCCATTGAGGAAATGAGCGGTCTTTCCCGGTAATATAGTCAATTATGTTAATGGCATCCCCATTATTTGATTCTTGACCAAACCAGATACTAGTCGCATCCTTAATCCCTATATCCCAAAAAGTGTGTACGGGTTTATTCGGATTCCACGGGTAATCGCCGTATTTTGCCAAAGTTAGCTCGTGCGTATAATAAGCACCTTCCATCCCAGCATCCGGGGAACAGTAATACTCTTGAAGGGCTAGCAGGGGATCCATGCCATCGTCTAATTCTTCTTGATAGTCCTTCTGTGAAAAAACAGGTGAATTATCTTCGCGCCATGTATGATCAATATCGAGTAATTCCTCATACCATAACGGGTTATTCTTGGCCATTTTATGCAGGTCAAAGGCATGATTTTTGCCGCGATAGGTAAATATGAATATCGCCCAACCGCCATTTTCTTTTAAAATCGGTCTAATGTAGTTCCATGCTTCAGGATTTGACAGACTGTATTCTGAAAATACAACGCCGCGAGGGTTTGCCCCAACCAGCCTATCGTAATTATCTGATCCTACGACTTGCCAAGTAGAGCCGTTCTTTAGCTTAATCCGCATATCGGTCTCATTAACACCGTTTTGCTTTCTGAGTTCTTCCGGGAATACCTGGTCTATAATTCGTGTGCCGTTACTTATCATATCCCACGCCACATGCCGACCTTGGATGGCGGTTGGTAATAAGTGCCAATAAGTGCCTACTTCATGGTGAGCCATAACGGAGGTGAAATTTAGTGATGTAGAATCTTTTCCTGCTCGCCGATGCCAAACACAGACAGCGCGGCGTAATCCTTTGCCACCGAGAGCCTCGGGCAACATATTAGTGAAGAAATTAGTTTGGTGCGGTCTAGCCTTCCATTGATGAGGGAGGATTATTTCACTCATTTTAGATTAACTCCAAATAAATAGCTTAATCCTTTCTTACCTTTTAGCTTTTCCGCTCTTTCTTGAATCTCAGTTATTATTTTATACTGCACTCCGCCGATAACTGCATACTCTGGTCTACCTCCCACAGTATTAGTTAATAGATTTTGCATATCTTGAATTTCGTTATTATTCATTAACAACCTCAACTGGGAGCATGCCACCCATATTAATAGTTACGGATACTGACCCTGAGCCTTTAGAGTCATCTTTTACAACTTCGTGAAGTCTCGCGCGTTCCTGGTATATTTTTAGGGCCAATGCCGGGTGGAAAACCTTCCCTTGCTTCTGGTCTCCGTCAGCTGTCATATCGTGGGTATCAACTCTGCCTAATGCTAAATCCTCAAGATTATCGAGGTATGAATCTAAGGTTTGTTTATTAACCACAGACTCAGCAAGGTATTTATCCATCAAATCATTTATATAAGCAGCTGTTAGTGGGTCGCGCTTATATTTGTATCCAGTCATTAAGCAAACGTCTACCTCAGCAGCTGACCGCTCAATGCTGTATCCCTCAGTAACATAGAATATAGCAAAAGCTTTTTTCTTGTCTGAGAGGTCTTGAAATCCGTTCTGTCTGTTGGTCTCGACTAGTTCTTTGATAGAATCAGGGTGTTTGGTAGTAAGGGCGTGTTCTGACATTGTTTTACATACTCACATTTGATTCGTTGGGCGGTAACAACAGGGTCATTATGAAAATTATTATCAAGGATTAGAGCCTTCCGTTTAAGAATGTTTCTATCTCGTTCAATCATTATTTATAATAGGGTATATATTGACCAAAAGCAATGGTTGGGTGAAGGGTTATTAAGGGGAGTTTTAATTTTGGAATTGGTGGGGCTAGGTATCGTGTATAAGGAGTCTCTTTTAAAGGTGGGTGTACCCCCATAGATATATATGAGGAGGAATGCCGATTCATGAGAGGATTAATATGCTTGGGTGTTGTGGCTAGATGGGTTTGGTTAGGCAGGGTGGATTGGTTTGATTGCTCTTGTTACCTGCTTTACTCATTACATCTCTACCGTTATCAGCTCTGTATCTGCGCTGTCGCATGGTGAATCAGTATGGAAGTGTTTCCCCGTGTATTTCGTGCCTTTGTGTTGTAACGTGCTGATTCATATAGAGCGTGAGTAGGCATGATAGGGTGTGATACGCTTAGTGTGGTGTGATTACCCCTGTTTGGTGTGGTTCTGGCTGTCATTGGTCTGTGTGTTACCTGTGTTGTGGTGCTAAGTTGCTGATTGTTGGTTCAAGTGGCTCTGATTCAAGGTGTTTTCCCGTGTTATGGGGCATATTGGCATAAGGGGAAGGTATTCTGAGCTAGGTAATCCCTCATTTTCCGTTACTATTCTTAGTGTTTAATGCTCCTTTATGGGTCTTAGAGTTACGTAGTAGCTTAGTACTAACCGTTAATAGATGAAGATTATATACTTACCTTCGTACTTCTGTATTCCTATGATATCGATGGTTCTTAACTTGTTATCATCTATGAATTGATTTAAAGCTTCCAAGGTATTGAAAGTATGTTCTTTGCATAGTGGCCAGTTATTATTCATATAAGTGCTCTCTGCTTATGCTTTACACCGTTGATAGACCCTGTTGACCATGTTATCCCAGCTCTATCAGTTAGAATTGATTTAATCATTAGATTTGCCTAAAGATTGGCTTACTAGTTCGTTAAAGCGGTCTTGTATTGCTTTGAGGTCTACGTGTGATAGTGCTTCTTCTATACTTTGTGAAGCTAGCCACTCTATACGTTCTATCCATTCTTCATCAGTATTAAACATTAGATTTAAATCCAGCTATCTGCTTATTGGCTACCTTGATAGCTTTATCCATCTCATCTGCTGGAATAGTTATTAACTCGCCATCAGGGCCGCGGTAACATATTGCGCTACTGTCATGCTCTGTAGCCATATCAATACCAATTACTATTTTCTCTTGTATTGCCATATTATGACCTACCTTGTTATCACGTTATTTAACCTTGTGGTTAACCTTATTATTATTTTATGTATCTTCACCTGTAATAATAGACTATTTATTTACTTATTTCAATGTATCTGCATGATTTAACTAATATTTATCAATTGGTGTGAATATTTATTGATATTGTATTGACACCCTACACTCTATATCCTATTATGTTAATACATTCACTGATAGGAGATATCACATGACATTAATTATATTCACACTTTGTATCGTTACTGGAACACTAGTTTATCTTAAAGGTGTTCGTCCTGTTCTTTGCGCGCTCAATGTTATTTAGGAGATATTATGGCTACTAACATCAAAAGTAAGGCTTTCAATAAGCATATTCAACGAGTCAGAAAGGAAGCTGGTTTACCTGATACCCCAATACTGGGATTAACTAAGGATAAGGCCGCAGCTTCTCTCTATTTATACGAGAATGTCACCAATATGACTCAGATAGCTAAGTTCTTTCATGTGTCACGTCCTACTATTTCTGATGTGATTAATAAAAAGACTTATACCTCTGCTACCCAAGATAGTAATCGTTTTGTAGATCGATTCAATTCTGGTGTCGATTGCGGAGAGTGACCGCTGCTACTATCACATTGATATAAACATCGTTCTTGCTTAACATATCATCAAGCATCTTACGACAATCAAATGTCTGGCATGCTATAGGGGCTGAATCATGGATGGTACAGCCTTTTTCTCTGTCTAAATAGATGCAATCACCGTTCTTTTTAGTATCTAAAGTATACGTTATTTGCTCGGTAAACGGGTTTTTATATTTAAGGCAGTCGTATGTTTCGCTTTCTTCTACTGTTAGTCTTACTTTTGCCTCGTCATTACCACCCCACTGACAACACACAGTACATTTTCCACAATTAACCTTCATTTAATATCCTCTTTCGGCATCTATTTAGTGATGGTATAACAAATAATCTCTGCCTTACCCCGTTTTTAGCTTTTCTTATTTCTTTTATATTTGTTATTTTTCTTAATTCTAACGTAAATACACAGAAACTTGACTGCATTACCCCTGTTTTGTCGCACCATCTACCATAATTTGCGTATAGTTCTGCCTTTATTACGTGCCTTGGCCATTCAAGGCTGTTATCCAGCCAGTCTTTAATATCTAGCTTACCTTGATCAACCGCTTCGAGCCACCATACTGGGACTGTTGTTATTCTGTCGGGTTTCGGTGGGTCTGGATTCTTTGGGGCTTTGTATAGTTTGCTTTTTATCTCCCTATTGAATAAATAGTATGTAAATGCCTCAATTCCGCCGTCTTGCAGTTCATCCCTTACTTTATCGCTAGCTATATCAGTCTGTTCTAATATTAACCACTTACGCTTTGGTGGCTTCCAGTTTGATATTATCTGGTGGGTCATATTATTAACTAGCAAGCCTGTTATTCCTGTCCAATTCCCTACCAGGTGATAAGCATCTAGCAATTCATGGTTTCCTTTGTAACCTCTGATGAATATTGAGTTCATTACCTCATGATGTTTGTACATAGTCTCTAGAACGTCCTCTAGTAGACCCTCTGAACTGTTTATTGCTATTCCGCAGCCTTTAGGCTCTGTTGGATGTTGAACTAGATCTGCTAACCAGTCTAATAGCCATCTTGTGCGTAGTTTCTTTCCTGAACATATATTGTTATGAATATAATCTATAAATAGTTTGCACTCGCCTTTCTTCGCTACCGGAGGAACCCATAGATTGTATATTTCTTTCCTGCATCCATTTGGGTAGACACCTATTCCATGTTTATAAGTGGCTCTTTCACTACTTGATAGCCAGTACAGCCCTTTATCACCATATTCTAATATTATTTCCTTCTTGCTAACAAATCTGAATGGATTTAAACGTATAATCCTCATATACCCGCCTACTGATACAATGGCTAATACCTTATTTAGTTCTTTTACCGCTCTTTTTTCTTTAAAAAATGCTGTCATGTGACCCCCGGAGACAGCTACCCGAGAAGGAGCGTTCGGCCATGAATACTATAATGTATATTGGTACGTTAAAGTAATTCGTGTTGATTGGCTCTTTTCAATAGTTGGCATAATTCCTAGTTCTAGCGCGTGACGATTAGCTTTAAATGTTATTGTGGGTATCACTGCATAAATATATTTTGATTTGTGGCTGTCTACAGTCCTTATTATTGTAACTCCGTGCTCACCACCAAAGCTTTTATGCACTTCGTTGTAGTCTGGTTGGTTTACTATTCCGAAATTAACTCCAATTCGCATAAATTCATCACCTTTCTCGATTCTACCCATCAAGTAACCTTCGACGTTTTGGTCTACTCCTGCCTTAACTGAAAACAGCTTATTTATTGTTTTAGTCATGCCAATACTAAGATTAGTGTCTGGGTACCCTACTTTTGAATAGAAAGTATTGCCTAAATCAATAGAGTCAGCCATAACCTCTCTAACAGTCAATCCAGATACTACTATGACTGACATTATGATTAGAGCTTTGTTTAGTGTCATCCATCTAAATACTGTCATTGCGATAAGTGCCGCTGCAAAAACGGCAATAATTATGGAAACAACCCCTATTGCAAATAGTCCTACTGATATTATAAATGAAATCATGTTATAAGCTCCTACGCTGATTAAAGTTGGAAGCTGGGGCGGAATCGAATCGCCGTATTCAGGTTTTCTTTTACTCGATCATCCTGA